CCGTATTGCTACAATTCTTGGCACCCTCCAATCAACCCTAACCAACTTCCGTTACCTGCGGGCAGGATGGAAAAAGAATGCCGAAGAAGAACGTTTACTCGGTGTATCGCTTACCGGTATCATGGACAACCCGATTACGGCTAATCCTCACGAGTCACTATTATCCTCTCTCAAAGCGGTGGCTATTAGCACCAACAAGCAGTGGGCGAAGAGACTCGGAATTAGTGTGGCTGCGGCTATCACTTGTATCAAGCCCTCCGGCACGGTCTCGCAACTGGTAAACTCTTCGTCTGGCATTCATCCGCGGTATGATACGTATTTCATGCGCGCGATTCGCCAGGATAAAAGAGATCCTATATCGGCCCTCTTGAAGGAGGCCAAGATTCCCAATGAATCTGATATTACACAAGCCAACGACGTGGATGTTTTCTACTTTCCGCTTAAAAGCCCGGCACACGCTGTTACGCGTATGGGTATTTCTGCGCTCGGACAGCTTGATATCTATCTCAAATACAGAAAGTTCTGGTGTGAGCATAATCCGTCGTGTACCGTCTACGTCAAAGAAAGCGAATGGCTTGCTGTAGGCGCCTGGGTTCATGAACATTTTAATGACATTGGCGGCATATCCTTTTTGCCGTATGATGATCATATATACAAGCAAGCACCTTATACTCCTATGACCAAGGAAGAGTATGAGAAGGCGGTCGCTAGCTTCCCGACTATCGACTGGCTGAAGCTTACCCAGTTCGAGAGGGACGACCGCACCTTAGGCGCTCAAGAGCTGGCTTGCACTGCAGGTTATTGTGAAATATAACCTTATTTTATGCGGTCGAGCGACCGCTCATGTGCTATACTAACCAGGAGGGATAATCCCTTACAAATGAATAATATTTTGAGCAAGTATAACGTAGCGAAGGATCAACTTCGCGAGTATCTGGTTCAATATTTGGAGTCCCAGGGCCGTCATATCGTCACTGGGAAGGTGTTCACGTGTCTCAATCCTGAGCACGAAGACAGCACTCCATCTTGCGGTATAGTTCCGGATTCACATGGCCGTTATTTCCATTGCTTTGGCTGTGGATGTACCGGTGATATCTTTACAGCAGCCTCCTTCCTTGAAGGGCGCCAGCTCTCCGGCGCCAGTTTTGTCCATGACAACTTAAAGTATCTAGCTGACATCTTTGGAGTTGAAGTTCCCGTTGAGGAACCCAACCCAGAACAACAGTATGAGATGGATACTTACCGCGCCTACCGCGACGCGGCTCAGATCCTCCTAGTCTCCAAGTTCAGCGATCGCGTGGCCGCCAAGCTCATTGATTATGGCTGGTCCAAGGAAGTTCGCACTCAACTGGGAGTTGGTTCTGTGACTTCATACGAGGACTTTGTGTCCCGCATGAAGAAGCAGCACGGCTGGTCGGATCCCTTCCTCAAAGAGATTGATCTGCATCGCAGGAGTATGTTCAATGAAAATAATCTCATCTTCACTGTTAAGGATGAGAATGCCAACCCGGTTGGTTTCGCATGTCGGAATCTGTTATACGAAGAAGAAGCCAAACAGTACGAATCTGCTAAGGCCCATGTATTGGCTACGACTGAGGAAGGTAGCGACCTGCGTAAGGTGGGTCTTGCCGGACTCAAACATCCCAGTAAGTACATAAACTCGATGGAGTATTCGGGTGAAGAAACAGCCATTCGGAATAGGATTTACCAGAAGTCGAAACGGTTATTCGGATTGCACCGGGCCCGGAAGTATACTCCTCCGCTTTATGTGTTCGAGGGCTACTCCGATTGCGTTACGGCTGTCAACTCAGGACTACAGAATAGCTGTTCGATTGGGTCGACGTCATTCACGCGAGACCATCTCGAGCTTATCCTTGGGCTTGGGATTAAGCACATCATCTTTGTTCTCGACGCTGATGACGCGGGGGAAGCTGGGACTGACCGGTTCGTCAAACTCCTAGAGGAATGTGTCGGCGGTAATATCGGACTTAGGGTCGAAATAATCGCGATGCCAGAGGGCACAGATGATCCTGATAACTATATTCGAAAGATGGGTGGTCTCAAAGCTTTTCGCGCCTTGGAGAAGATTGACATTTTTGGTTGGTCCTTACGGAAGGCGATCAAGATTGGGGAGGATCCGACAGCACTAGCAGAAAGAATGGTGCCGTTGATTGTCAATGATCAAAGTAACTTCGTACGTCTTAGGAAGGCTGAGCAGTTATCTAAGGCTACGGGCCTATCTCAAGACGTTGTGTGGCGAGAAGTCACCCGACTTGTGGATTCTGAGATTTCTCAGATCAATGAGGAAAAGACGCTTATCGCTCAGCAAGCTGCCAAGCAATTGCAACTCAAGCCGTTAGACGTTGAGACCATTCTGGCTACTACGATTGATAAGATCGAGAAGGTTCAAGCCCGGAAGGCAGGATACAGCGTGGCTAATACCATGCGGTATCTGGATGAGATCAAGACCATTCAAGAGCAGGACCATCATGTAGTGGAACTGTCTACTGGGTGGCCGTTGTTCGATAAGTGGGTGGGAGGCATCCCCAGAGGGGAGTGCTTTGTTACCATCCCCGGAAAGATGAATCAAGGTAAATCCAGTTTACTGGCTAACTTAGCCTGGCGTCTGATTGAATGCAACAAGAATGAATGTATGGTGTTATACCATACGATTGATGACGCTATGTCTATCTTCCTGCCGCGCGTGTGGGCATCGATGCTTCAGAACGATGAATCGTTCGACTCGGATGCTTATAGCGATGGGCTACATAAGACCGGCTGGTATTCGAACGACTTTAAGAAGGCCGGGTATGCGCTAAACGCTTACCAGAACTTCGGAGTTGTCTACCAGAAGGCCATTGCTTGGACTACAGACAAGGTGGAACGTGAATTATTCGTCCCGGAAGATATCAGTACACTGGCTCCTTCGCTGCCGGCTCTTGAGAACCGCATCAAGGCTATTCGGCAAAAGTACCCCGAGCGCAAACTTGTGGTCATCGGGGACAACTTTCATCTTTATGACTTCCCTGGGTTCCAAGATGGTGAGGCCAAGACTCGTCATATGTCAATGTTCGTCAAAGGGCTTGCCAATAAGTATCATGCTACAATGATTATGACCATGGAACTGCCCAAGACTTCCCTTCAACCTGGGGTTCGCCCGCGGGTAAGGAATATCAAAGGCACTGGTGGCATATCCTATGATAGTTCCCTTAACATAGGTGTTTACAACGACATAAAGGACTTTGGTGAGGCGGCTAAGTTAATAGATTTGGACCATAATCATATGGATCCATCGACCAACTGTCAGCCTTATCACCGGCCCATCATTGAATTGGTATTTGACAAGTCCAAGATCAACTCGTTTGATGGGACTATCTACTTCCAGTTCGAGCCGCGGTCTGGGAGGTTTGATGAGTGTCCCTTGGAAACCCAAGAAGGCCAGTTGGGCCAGAAAGATTGCCATAAGCTGGCTATGGAATACAAAACACAGGTGGTGGCTGAAGCTGCTGCAGCTCCTGGCGGGTCAACAACCAAAACTGGTTCAGACCCATTCTAATCTTTGGCTTGATCTTAAAGTATGGTAGGATGGTATTATGACTGGCGATGAGATGGAAATTATCGATCCCGAAACAGGGAAGAACAAAGGATTTGTGGATTCGGAGAACCGATTCCATGATGCGCACGACTGTACATTCAAAGGCGATCACTCACAAGGTCTCGACGTGGATGACAGGTGCATAATTTGTGGGAAGACGCTGGGCGATTACATTGCAGAAGAATTCGATCCTCTCCGGCCGCATATTCCCATAATAATTGATCCCAAGGAGGACAATTAAATGAGTACTCAAAACCCAGCGTTGGCTCGTTTACGCGCCGCGCAAGGACGTGTGATGGAATGTCCGCGGTGTCATAGCCGTCATTTCCACACAATACAGGTTAACCGCTATCTATCTGGTGGATACGGAACCGTATCTATTCAACCAGATCCAGAAGGGGTGCCTGCAGATATCCAGGTGTGTATCTGCGGTATGCCTATCGTGCCTGGCACAGATGTTGTGCGTAAGGCCGGCGGGGCAGCGCATGTGGCTAATAAAGAGCTACGTGAGTCTGTCGATGCTTGCCAGGCATACTTGAAGTCCCAAGATCCTAAGGCTGTTACCGATCAGCTTTTGACGGTAGCTGCTGGCAAGAGTGTTGAGGGCGCCGTGGAGACTTTGAAGGTCCGGGTTAACCACCTAGAGAAGAGCTCTGATGCTTCCACAAGCACCAAGTAAGTTGAATGAACTCCTGGTCGGTCGTCAGATCGATCAGGAGTTCTTCCATGGATTAGTATTGGAACGAGATTATTTCAAGGAAGCTGCTGATAAGCACCCATCAGAACCTGTAAGAGATTCTGATCTTCCTGCCGCTCCCGGGCATATTAGCAACGCACTGCCCGTGGATCCGAGACTCAAAACCGCAACTAGAATGGGCGGAGAAACAATCCTAGGAGTATTATTGGCTAAGATCGTTCATACTCCTTCAAAGCGTGTCTTCTATATAGTCCGTGATACTATTGACGCTTTGTATGCTGAAAGCCAGGATCGTCTTAAATATCCTCAGTGGTTAATGGATGATCCACGCAAGCAAAATGAAAGGGCTTTCAGAATCTACGAGCTTGTTCGTCCTCCCAAGGATAGATATGATCATTCTTGGGCAGGCGAGCTAGATAATAAAACATATGATACCTTGGCTTATTTCTTATACCAATATCGGATGAGCTAAGGAGGAGGGTGCATGTCGAAAGGCATGAACAAAGAGGCAGTATTAGTAGATTTAAAGGATAATTGGGATTCCTTGAATCCCAAACAGAGGAAAGACCTGGTTTATTCGCTGTTAGGCCATCGGTTGAGCTTGAAATCAATCGCTGAGCAGATCAGCAGAACCTTAGAGGAAGTAAAAGCAGCCTATAGGGGAGACATTCTTATCGTTTCCGCTCAGGCGCCTGTTGTCCCCGAGTGTGGTATCTTGGAAGATTGTGGTTCCGATACATACCAGGGAATCAAGGCTCCTACCTGCGCAGGCGGAGTAGGTTGCAAGAAGTGCTGGGCTGTCTATCACGTAGTGCACAATTTGGACGGCAATTCTGTCAGTCCAAAGGTAGCCGAAGCGGCCCCGCTCAAGGCGATGTATGCCCTTTCCTTTGATGAGATATTAGAGAAGTACCGTGAGTGGATTGGGATGACAGCGAAGTCCGCTGCCACGCCAGCCGAGCCTCTAGCAGGCGATGGTTATCTGAAAGGCATCATTGTTTCAGATCTCCATGCTCCTTTCCACGATGAGCCTCGATTTGCAAAGATGATCGAGGACACCAAAGGCAAGGTTGATGTTTGTATCCTTGCCGGAGACGGTGCAGACTTCCATAACTACAGCAAGTACCTGAAGTATGGGCAGCACTTTTCGATGAAGGAAGAGCACAAGGCTTATGTATTGGTGCTCCGGACTTTGTCGGAAGCATATCCTGAAGTAATCGTGATGCCGGGCAATCATGACGAGCGCACCCGAAAGAAGTACGCTACTCTATTACCTGCGGACCTGTATCAGTCCCTATTAGATTTCCATGGTCCTAACGCATTCGATTTTGCTGAGCTAATGACTCAGCAGTTCGAGAACATTGTGGTACCCACAATGCCCACCAGTGGCTTTGCGGAATATCGCTTTGTGTATCAGATCAATGACATCGTCATCGGTCATCCCGAACTTTATTCGAAGATCCCCAACAAATCCGTTGGCGGGTTTATCGACTGGGTTATGAAGAAAGCAGTGCCTATGGGCCTGGTTCATAATCCTATCTCTGCGGCCGTGATGGGTCACACCCATATGGCTGGCAAGACTTTCAATGATTATGCTATCATTGGAATAGAAAATGGTTGCGTTTGTATGACTCCAGATTATGACGCTCAACCAAAATTGAATGGAGCTGCTCGTCCTTTGACACGCGGCTACACTTTATTTAAGACCAACAAGAAGACTGGTCTTACGAAGAGCAACGATATAAACTTTATCGAACTCTACTAATGTTAATCTATAAAGCAACGAACAACTTGAATGGAATGTCATACATAGGTAAAACTGTGTATGACATTCAAGTTCGTTTTGGACGACATTTACAGAAAGCTAGACTGGGTATCGGAGAATACTTTCATCGAGCCATAAAGAAATACGGTCCAGAGAACTTCTCTGTCAAAGTTCTCGTTATCGTTAATAATGAAGAGGATTTGAATCGATATGAAATTGCTCTGATAAAAGCTTTTGGAACCAAGGCACCATATGGTTATAATCTTACTGATGGTGGAGAAGGAACATCAGGTTATAAACATAGTGAGATCTCGAAACATCGTATGAGCTTGGCTAAGATAGGTAAAGCACATCCACCTAAGTTTTCTGAGATAATGAGTCGGGTAACAAGAGGGTCGAACAATCCTAACTTTGGAAAGTTGGGACCTAGTAATCTTCTTTTCGGTAGAAAACGGCCAATCGAAGTGATAGAAAAGATTCGTATTTCACATCTTGGCAAGACACATTCTCAGGAAACCAAAGACAAATTAGGAGAGATACAAAAACAAAGATGGGCGGAAGGAAAATATGATTCAAGATCCTGCTGAGAAGCGCATTATCACGCCTGGCGATCCTGGATGGAATGCTCCGGCATCTCTTGATCCAGTACCAGTGACTCCCAAACTCCCGGACGAAGTCCTGGAGGAAGCTTTTAGTGAAGCCCTAACTGAAGTTCAGAATATGATTTCAGAAGGCGGCCCTGTCCCCTCAGAGGAGGCTCCCGCGGCTACGATTCCCAAGGAGCCCGAGCCTCCAACAGCTAGCTATCGCTTCCATAGTCCGGCACGGATGCGGTCCATTCCTATTCCGATGCCCAAGCCTATTGTGGTTACCCTGACTGAGAATCTTTCGAAGTCATGGGAACGTAAATGCTACGTAGGTAATATAGACTACATCCCTGTCGAAGGGCAGGATTATAAGCAACGTGTTCGTAGACCTGGATTCAGAAAGGGTGATAGCATCACCCTTTCTTCCATGGTTTTCTATCCAGGGGTAGGAGTTCTATATGGCTTTGTTGAAGGGTCACGGCAAGGCTATGCCGTTCGTCAAGACCAGATTCTGTTTCCTGAGCCGGTACCTGAGACTCCGCCACCTGGGGAGAGCATTACGGCAGCAGTACAACCTATTAGTGAGGTAACATCAGATGCAACCATGGTTGGACAAGACACTTAAGTATGGGCCCCATGGGCGTCCGGTAACGGATAACCCAAAGGATAAGCTGTATGTGGTCAGCACTGACACAGATGGCGTCCTTGCCAATTGGGTAGATGCGTTCCTTGAAGTGTTCAATCAGAGATGCGGTAAGACCATTACCCAAGATCAATGGACAAACGATCGGCCCTGGCTGGCCGAACCGGAGCCCTTGATGACCAAGGCTCAGTTTGAAGAAACGTTTGATGCCACTCTGCACATCCCAGAGTTTTGGCTACACCTCAAACCCTATGATAACATAGATTTTGCGGCTATCAATAATGATTTGGGTGACGCCTTGTACAATCTGTACGTTCTGACAGGGCGAGTAAACCTTTTGGCTGATGAAGGTATCACAGATACTACACAGATGCTTTCACGCTGGGTGCGCGCGGCAGGTGTTCCATTAGTGACCGGCTGTAACGCCGGCGCAGACGACAGAGAAGACTTATTGGCTAATCTGGATGTCGATTTCCACTTGGATGATTTCATAGATCACGTGGAAGAGATCAATAAGGGTAAGCATACCAGGGCATATCTGATGGACAGGCCCTGGAACAGGCAGTATGATGTTGGAGACCTACGCTGCACATCGTTCGACGATTTCCTGATGAAGACGATATTCGCCGACCGGGAGTTTGAAGGCAAGAGCAAGTAAGAGGTCCTATGCTACCAGCTCAGCTGATAGTGGATGTATTTCAGTGTTTGGCAGACTTTCTGATTGTGCTATTCTTTATCATAGAGCTGCGGGGTAGTAGGAAAGAACGGGAGCTCAACGAACAGCAAGTCGCTGCCATCAAGAAACAGACCCAAGTCTTGGAAGACCTTCATAAGGCTCTTCATAAGAGTGCGGCAGAAGAAATAGAACTACTTGAAGATGTGCACGCCGAACTGGCGGACATCAATGATAAACAACCGGAGATTCTCAATGAAGAACAAGAAAAAGAAAGTACTCCCACCTCGGGAAGCTAAAACCGACGCACAACTTAATGAGCTCGGCCGCGACAATATCGATACAAAAGATGCCTGGATATTGATCGATGCTGGAAATGTGCATATTTGCAACCAGCGTAACGGAGAGACCTCCACAGGCGAGGTAAGTCTGAGTCGCAAGGACTTTGAGAAGTTCATTGATTGGTACAACACAGGAGTGTATAAACGTGGCCGATAAGCCCAATAGACTGCAAAATTATTGTATCCAGGCGAAACTTAGCCTTATCGTTTCTATTGAAGTCAGCGCTCATGATCTAGATGAGGCACTGGCTAAGTCAAAGGAAATGAACGAGGATAATTTCGTCGAGATTCTCGGCGAATATATGGATGGCAACCATAAGATCACCGGTGTTTATTTGTCTGATTTGGACGTGTAAGGAGAACCTATGAAGCTCGGTATTAAGAAGCTCCCGCAGACCGCTGAGCTGACCAAGCGTCAGCGTGCCGCGGCTACGAAACATGGTTTAGCTTTATTGGCAATACTAAGATCTGTCACCTGTGGTGTAGAAACTGTCGACGACAGGCTATTTGCCAATACTATGAAGAGACTCCGGGATGAATTCTATGAATGGGGTTTTGACTAATATGTATTTTACCTACACCGGCCAGCAGATATCCCCCACGGAGGGTGCACCTTCGCTGGAGGATATCGCCTGGCAACTCCTGCATGTCTGTAGGTATGCAGGCGCCTGCCGGGTCAACTATACAGTAGGGATCCATTCTATGCTGGTGGCCGACCTCGTCCCACGAAGGTTGGAATTTCAGGCCCTACTGCATGATGGTACTGAGTCTTGCGTTGGAGATATTCCCAAGCCTTTTAAGTCCGATGAGATGCGGAAGACTGAGG